CCCCAGCACCGTGCTGGGATAATTGGTGTTAGCAGGGTTCATGATAAAGCACAGTATCCATCGTGCGACAAATGCGTTCGGCCGAAGTGTTAGTAAATTGTTCAGCGTAGTTCGGGTTAATAAAACTGCGTCCATGGGCGAACGCATCGACATCTGTGGCCTTCAAAGGTAGCGTAAATTGGAAAACAATTTGTTGGCACTCTGCCTTATGCGTGTACTTCACAAACCACAGTTGTTGCTGCTGCGTCTTTGTCATTGTGTTCATCCTTTTGTTGCCCCCAGCACCGTGCTGGGATGCTCTCTTACATGCACCCCCCGTGCCAGCTTTTCCCCTTGCACCAAAAATCCCTTACGGATCAATACGTTAGGTGCGCTTTTAGGGGGAAACCCTACTGCGGCCATTGGGCGCAGGGTGACAATTTTGGTCATTTTGGGTGCCGCAAAGTGTCACTTAGGGGCAAAAAGTGTCAGACCACGGCGCGGGCGTGGTGGTATGGGTTTTGCTACGCGCGCGCGGGCGCGTGTGTTGTAGGTCAGTGGGACCAGTGGAAGGGCTGCTAGGGACGCGCGTAGCGTGTCTCGCTACCCTAGTAGCGGCCTCTCCGCGATCGGGGCGTCTGCGGCCTGCTAGGGGTCTCGACGGGCATCGTGTCTGGGGCGCCCCTAGCGGCTTCTACTGGCGCGCAGCGCCAGGGCGCCAGGGCGCAGCTCTGCGCGGGCTTTGCCCGCGTTCTCTCGGAATCTCTCGGATAGCCCGATTGGGCAACACCCCCCCCCTTGCGGTGGCGTTCATGCGTGTGCAACGTGTGAGTCTAAATACGAATGCTTCTCATCTAAAAAAAAAATTTTCGATAGAACCTACCTATCACCTAACCCCCTCCCCACACCATGTCACCCCCTCGCCTAATCGGGCTATCCGATAGATTCGGAAAGAACTGGGGAAAAGGTGGCAAAAGGGGCGAAAAAGGGCGAAAAAGGGCCATTTTCGGCCATCTCCATGCGAATGGTTCGCATTTAGGTGTGGAAAGAATCGTGCCAGGGAAAGATATGAAGGTTTGTGCGGTGCAGCATCGTCAGATCTGTTCGTCAGAACTGATGTCCGACTGTTCTAGTGGGGCTCTCCCCCTCACTTGACAAACAGGCCGAAGTGTGCAGGTGCATAGAATGGGGGGTATCCCCGGATTGGGGGGTCGCCCTGGTGGGGGTTTAGCCTGGGCTCTCCCCCCTTTGTCATTTTGCCACCCAAACTAAAAACCTCTTTTGAATGTTGAATTTGTGGAAGGTGGACGCTGGGCCTTGACAGGGGCGGGGGCGGGCGTTACCATCCGCGCGAAAGCCCCTGGAGAAGCCCCCATGCCCGAAATTGCCTCCGTTCGCTACACCCACGATGCGATCATCGATGAGATTTTGGTCGATCCGGCCATTTCCCAAGGGGAGCTGGCCCGCCGGTTCGGGTATTCCCAGGCATGGGTGTCGATTATTATTAATAGCGACGCCTTCAAAGCGCGGTTGGCAGAGCGCAAAGGGGAATTGGTCGATCCAGCCATCCGGGCTTCGATTGAAGAGCGGTTGGAAAGCCTTGCAAAGCGGTCTTTGGACAGACTTTTGGATCGGGTTGAGTCATCTGTCCCCCTCAAACCGATGGAATTGGTAGCTATTGCTAAATTGGGGGTGGGCGACCGTGCCAACCGGCCTGCTGGCCCCGCTGTCTCGAACAACCTCTACGTCTTCACCGCCCCGCCCGTTCCCCACTCCTCGAAAGAATGGCTCGCTACGACCTCCCGCGCCCCGGCCCCGGGGGCCTTCCTTGACGTTTCTTTCCGAGAGGGGGCTTTACTCCCCTCTGGCGCCGGGGAATAAAATGGACTCCTTCGACTTCCTCGCGGCGCTTCTCGGCTTTTGCGCGGTGATGAGCATTGCGAATCTCGTTTTGGCAGCTTTCATCCTGGGGCTTGCGCGGAAATGAACTTCGATACCGCTTTCGATTTGCTTCTAACCCCTACCTACGAAGGGGGTTATTCTAATGATTTGCGCGACCCAGGCGGGGAGACAAAATACGGTATTTCCAAACGCTCTTATCCTCACCTCGATATCAAAACCCTCACCCGCGCACAGGTGAAACCTATCTACCGTGCGGATTTTTGGGGGCCAGCCGGCTGCGATGCGGTCCCTGATGAGCTAAAATACCCTCTCTTCGATTTTGCTGTGAATTCCGGCCCGAAAACTGCTGTTCGGACTCTCCAAACCCGTCTTCAGGTCGAAGCTGACGGCATTATCGGCCCGAAAACGCTTCTCGAAATCGGCCTCTGGCCCCCTCGGGATTTGGCCCTCGTTCTTTGCCTTGATCGATTGGTTTTCATGACCAACCGCAAAAACTGGCCTGCGCATGGAAAAGGATGGTCCCGAAGAATCTGCTCCCTCGGTTATCAACTTTTAGAGGTTCGGCCCAATGCCGCATATTGACCAGCCTTCCGCGATGAAAACCGACGAGCTTTCCGAATGGGGCCGGCCTATCTGGATTCTTCTCTCCCCCCTTTCCTTCGAGCGGGAGGGCCGCGAACCTATTATTGTCCCTGCCGGTTTTAAAACCGATTTCGCCTCCGTCCTACGGCTTCCTTTCATGTTCTGGCTCTTTGGCGATACGGCGCATGCTTCTGCCGTCGTGCATGATTGGCTAGTGGAGCAAAAAACCGTCTCTTGGCGGCGAGCCGCGGATATCTTTCTCGAAGCGATGAAAACCGAAGGGGTGGGCCTTGCCCGCAGAACCTGTATGTACTGGGCTGTCCGACTTGCCGGCCCTTCTAACAAGGAACCCTCTCATGTCTGATCCCAAACTTGCCGAAGCCCTCAATCCCCGCCTTGCGGCAAATCGCCGGATGGCCACTGAGGGCCAAGCGATTCCTGCGCTGCCTGACCGCACAGCCTCTGCTCCGGTAGGGCGCTTCGGTAAAAAATGGACCCCTGAAGAGCGTGCGAAGCAAAATGCTGAACTCGCCCGCATCCTGATGGAACGTCGCTAAAATGCCTCAAATCTGGGTTCTCGAATACGACGGCATCCCCCCAGCGGAGGTTTTCAACTCCGCTTCGGGCTTCTCCACGCCTGTTGTAATCAACACCCAGACGGATAGGGGGTACTATTACAAAAATAGTGTCGGCGTAACGCCCCTCGCGGCTGGGGATGAATGGACCTATGTCTACCTCACCTCCGACTACCCCGTGGTCGCTTCTTCCCCCGTTGCAATCCCCGGCCTCGCTTTCGCCCCCGAAGCCTCTTCCACCTATCTTGTCGAGGCCCAGCTTCTCGTCCAAACCGACACCCTCAATAACGGCCCCTCCCCTGGAGTAGACTGGCCTGGAGGCATTAGCCTCGGCGGCATTAAAATCTCCATTCCCGAAGGCTCCACGGGGGAGGCTCTTTTTAACGGGAACCACCTCGCCGATGGGAGGGCGGTCCCGGCCACTTTTCCCGCTTCTAAGCCCTTTCTGAGCCTCATCAGCTCCACCTTCACAATGGGGGGCTCTCCTTCGGGAAACTTTTCCCTCACCATTTCTTCCGCATCATGAAAACCGACGAAATCTACACCACCAAAGGGTTCCTCCCCCTCTCCGAAGTCGAATGCGTTGAATCGGTCTTTGAAAATGACAATGAGAAGACCCTCCGCATTGACAAATACCTCCGCTCCACTGGAGAGTGGGTTGGGAATGACGTCCACGTAACCCTCAAAAGGGGGCTTTTCTCCGATCTTTTTCAAGGCACAATGGGCTGAACTATGGCAAATGCACAAGCAATTACCGGCGTGGCGAAACAAGCCGCTTTGGGGGCTATTGTCGATGGCAAAACCCTCAAGATGGCCCTTTACCTCGCTTCCGCAACGACGAATGGCTCGAATACGGTCTATACCTCCACGGGGGAATTGGCTGCAACCGGCAACTATACCGCTGGGGGCAACAGTGTCACTAACGCCAACACCGCGGGCCTGACCGGCACTACCGCGTATTGGACCCCTTCGGCTTCCGTGCAGTGGACCAGCTTTACCTCATCCGGCGCATTTGATGCGGCGATGCTCTACAGCACCACCGACTCGAACCGTGCTCTGGCCGTTTACACTTTCGGCTCGCAAAGCGTCACTGGTGGCACCTTCACCCTAACGATGCCCACCAATGACTCCACCACCGGCCTGATTCGCCTGGCATAAGGATTAAAAATGGCTTACGCAGATATTTACAATGCCGCCACCGACGCCAACTGGCAAGGGCGTTGTCAGGTCGCCATGTGGAAGGCCGCGCACGACATCCTCGCCGAAGACCCGGGGACGCCTGACCACCAGCGCCGCAAAGCCTGGGCCGTGAACGTGTTGCGCGATCAAGTGGTTATCACGCCGAAGCAGCTTGCAATGCAGGTGCTGCGCAATACGACGATTGCCGAGAATCCAGGCGCTGCGCCCGATGCGGACATTCAGTTCCAGGTCAACAGCATCCTTGCTGACCTCCTGACGATCGGGTGACGTATGGCCGTCAAATGGAAGATGGCGAGTTCCGCCACAACGGTTATTAGCCTTGCCGCGTCGCTGGCCAACGGCGGCAACACGCACAGTGGGCATAGCGGCATCACGCAGACCGCGCTTGACAACAGCACGGACAAGTACCCGCACTGCAAGTTCGTGCTGAATGTGCCTGAGACGTTCGCGGCGGCGCCTTCTGCGGGCGCTTACTTTGATGTCTGGATGACCGAAGAGAACATTGACGGCACCAGCGACGAGACGCCGGTTCCGGGGGCCACGGACATCGTTGATCTGGCCCGTTATGTCGGGGCGATCCGCGTCGATAACCAAGACGTGGCAAACCTGAAGCCGCTGATCGTCCACAACATCCTGGCGGGCGTCGCATCGGCCCTGTTCTATGTCCGCAACCAGACCGGACAGGCCACGACCTATTCCAGCACTGCGCTAACCCTCAAAGCGCAGCCCTTCACCTACGAAGACGCTTAAGCCGTGGCCCTGCGCGAGTTACTGCTGCCGTGGGACGCGCAGCCGCAGGAGGCGGCGCGACTGAGCCCGGAGTACGCGGACGCGGTTGTCTATCTGCCCAGCGTCAACCCCGGTGCACTGCTGAACGGGGTAGCGTTGACGCAAGGCGCGCCGCTGGCGATTACGAACGGCGGCATTGCCGTTGCGCAGCAACAGCGCGCGAAAGTCAACCATTCGGTCACGAAGCTGCCGAACAGCGCGCCGAACGTGACGATGTTCATGGTCGTCGCCAACGGCGCGGCCTACAACAATACAGCCTCCGACAGGGGGTGCTTAGGTGTTGACAGCGGCGGCACGTTTCTCGGCTATCAGTCATGGATGGGCGGGCTGACTTTCACGGCCGGCGTCTACTACTCGCCCGACTACACGGGGGCCATCTCCACGGACGCGGCCGCCGTGCGCCAGGGCCACGTGCAGTGCGTCGTCGCGACCTATGTGCGCAACGACATGCTGCGCATCTATGTGGACGGCACCCTGTACGGCAGCGTTGCGGCTGGCAATTACGACTGCGGGCTCAACCCTGGTGGCGCCAATGCCTGGGCAGCCGGAAACTCGACAACGCCCCTCACGGGCTCGCTGCTGTGCGGCGGCGTGATGGCGAGGGCTTTGTCGGACACCGACGCGCGCGACCTCTCGCTGCGGGGGTTCGGTGCGTTGTTCGAGCCCCGCCGCATCCACGTGCCTGTGGCGGCGGGTGGCGGAGGCACTACTGTCGCCCTCTCAGGTATTTCCGCTACCTTCGCCCAAACAGCCCCGGCTGTTTCCTCTGCAACCCCTTTAGTGGGGGAGAGTGTTACTGCCAATGCTGGGATTTTGCTACCGGCTTTTTCTCGCTCTCTATCCGGCCAAGCCGGAACAGCCTTCGCGGGAACCCTTAACACAAGCACTTCCCGCGCCCTTTCCGGCCAGAGTGCGGCTTTCACAGCGGGCTCTGTTATTCCCTCCGTGGCCATTGCTGCGATTGGGCTACAAGCGACTTTTGCTTCCGGCACCTTAACAGCTTCTAGTTCCAGCGGCACTACTGTCAATCTCGTTGGGGAGCCTGTAGCTTTTGCCCAGACAGCGCCTTCTGTCAATGTTACTATCGCCCTAACCGGCATCGCGGCAACAATGGCCTCGGGCCTACTTTCCGCTTCCAGTGGAACCGCTATCATTACAGTAAAAGCCGGTTCCTGGCTGCGTTACAAAAAACTCCAATGAGCGCCCTTTACCCAAATCTCGGTGATAGCCGAATCACCCCTATTTGGCAGCCGCAGCCTGGGCCGCAGACGGATTTGGTCACGTGCCCGGTCTTTGAGGTATTCTACGGGGGTGCCCGTGGAGGTGGGAAAACGGAAGCCTCCATCGGGGACTGGTTTCTCCATAGCGGCCAATGGGGGGAACGAGCTGCGGGTCTTTTCGTCCGTCGAAAACTGACCCAGCTCTCCGACGCCATCAAACGCTTTCGGCGGTATGGGGCCAAAATCGGCGCGAAGTGGCATGAGCAGAAAAAAGAACTCACCATGCCCAATGGGGCGGTTTTGAAGTTCGCCTACCTCGAACGGGATGAGGATGCTGAAGAATACCAAGGCCATGAATACACCCGGATCTATGTGGAAGAGGTGACGAATTTCCCCTTCCCTGATCCGATCATGAAGCTGAAGGGTTCCTGCCGGTCGAGTGCGGGCATTCCCTGCGGCATCCGGCTGACGGGGAACCCCGGCGGTCCTGGGCATCATTGGGTAAAAGCGCGCTACATCGACCCCGCGCCGAAGGGTTATCTCGTCATTGAGCAGCTGGAAAAGATCGAAATCGAAGATGGCATCTTTGTCGAGAGCATCATCGACCGGGTTTTTATCCCTGCAAAACTAAAAGACAATAAAGAGCTTTTGAGGAATGACCCGGGGTATGTCCAACGCCTGCGGGAGACGGGCAGCGCCGCTCTCGTCAAAGCCTGGCTTGAAGGGGATTGGGACGGGGTTGATGGGACATTCTTTAGCGAATTTTCCGAAGAAAAGCACGTTCTTCGGGGCGTCCTCCAGCTTCCCGCCCATTGGACAAAATTCCGTGCGATGGACTGGGGCTCGGCTGCGCCCTTCAGCGTTGGCTGGTATGCTGTGAGCGATGGGGAAATCCTCGCCCCCCGCGGCGCCCTCATCAAATACGCCGAATGGTATGGCTGGAACGGGCAGCCCAACAAGGGCCTGAAAATGTCCGCCGATAGCGTTGCGCGGGGGATTATCAACCGGGAAAAAGACATGAAGCAGCGTCTAAGCTATGGCGTGGCGGACCCGTCGATTTTTTCCAACAACGGCGGTCCTTCGATTGCGGAAATGATGATGATTGCCGGGTGCGGGTGGATTAGAGGAGACAACGCCCGCCAAGCGGGGTGGGAGCAGATGCGCAAGCGTCTCGCAGCTGATGAGCCTTTGCTCCTTTTCCACGAAAGCTGCGAGCACACTATCCGAACCCTGCCCTACCTCCAGCATGACGAGAAAAACCCCGAAGACCTCGACACCGATGCGGAGGATCACGCCGTGGATGAAACCCGCTATGCTGTAATGTCCCGTCCGACGCTGAGGGACAAACCAAAAGTCTCCGAAACCGACTTGACAAAGGCCCGGGCGATGCCCACAATCAATGAATTGCTGGCTGGGTCCATCAAAGCCCGGCAGATGGAAGAACAGAGGTATTAAAATGGCTGAAGAGCAAATGGCTGAGAATGAAACCTCGGAAGAGGGGCGGTATTCCGATGAGGACTACAAAAAGGCGAAGGGCTACCTCGCCCAGGTTCTTGCGCGGGAGCAGAAGTTTAAAGAAACCTGGTGGAAACGGGCGGAGCAGTCGGAAAAGCTCTATTCCCAGCCTTCCGGCACGGAAGGGGAGAAGTACAAGTCGGTTTATAACATCCTCTACTCCAACACTGAGGTGCTCGCCCCGAGCCTTTACAGTGCTACCGCGAAGCCCGATATTCGCACGCGCTTCAAAGACGCCAAACTCAAGCCCACCCCAGAGGTGATTGAGCGTTTTCTCACTCTCTACACCGATAGCGCCGCCGTTGGACAGGAATCCTTTGATGATGCCGTAAAAGATGCTGTCCTTTCCAGCCTCACAGCTGCAATGGGCTGCCTCCGCTTGCGCCTTTACGAAGACCAAGAATTCCCCCTCCAAACGGAAAGCGTCGGCTACCGGAATTTCATCTGGGGCTACGCCAAAAAGTGGGCGCGAGTCCCTTGGGTTGCTTTCAAACACGAACTCTCCAAAGAAGAGTTCAAAAAGCAGTTCAAAATTGAAGATGAGGACTTCTCCACCGGCTTCAAATCCGTAACCGAAGTCGAAGGCAGTGAAAAACGGGCAGATTGTGTCGTCTACGAATTCTGGCACAAGGCTTCGCAGACGGTTTGGTTTGTTTCTGAAGACTGGACGGAGTGCCTTCTTCAACAAACGGATGATCCCCTTCAGTTAAGGGGCTTCTTCCCCACCCCCGGTTTGCTGCTGCTGACGTTGAAGCCAGGAGAGTTGGAGCCGATTCCCCTTTATTGGTATTACCAAAACCAGGCCGAAGAACTCAACCGGGTTACCTACCGGCTGAATAAAGTCCTCTCCGCGATTCGTGTGAGAGGGGCTTACAACAGCCTGCTTTCCGATGATTTGCAGAAAATCCTCGCTGACACGGAAACGGAGAATGCCCTCGTTCCCGCAGGGGAAAGCCTCGCCCTGACCCAGGGTGGCGGGTTTGAGAAGAATATTTGGCTTCTGCCCCTCGATAAGCTGGTAGCGACGGCTGAAAGCCTCTACCGCGCGCGGGAGGCCATCAAACAAGTCATCTACGAACTAACCGGCATTAGCGACATCATCCGCGGCTCGAATGTGGCTTCAGAAACCGCTACTGCGACGCAGACGAAGGATAAATGGGGCACCCTTCGCCTTCGGAAGATGCAAACCGTTGTGGCGAATTACATTCGGGACTTGTTCCGCCTTGCGGTGGATGCGGGCTCGACCCAACTTCCAGCAGAGACTTGGAAGCGGTTGGTCCAACTTCCGATTCCGTTGGAGCAGGAAAAAGCCCTCGCCCAGCAACAGCTCCAATTCATGCAACAACAGGCCCAAGAGCGGCAGATGATGGCCCAACAACTTCCGCCCGAAGCTGCGGGGCAAATCCCCCCTCCCAAACCGCCCCCGCCGGAGTTGCTTGCACAGGCTCAAAGCCCATCAATGGAGGAAATCCTCCAGCAAATCGCTTCGGATGCTGGCCGAACCTTCACCATTAACATTCAGACCTCCTCCACCATTGACCTCGACACTGCCCAGGACAAAACTGAAGTCTCGGAATTCATGAACGCCCTCGGCCAAATGCTGGCCGGCCTACAACCCCTCATGGCCTTTGGCCCGCCTGGGGTAGAAACGGTCAAAGCCCTTCTCGTGGCCGTGTGCCAACGCTTCAAATTCGGTCTTCCGGTGGTGGATATTATCGAAACGATCAAACCCCCGCCTCCGCCCCAGCCGCCTCCGCCCGACCCCGCGAAGATGGCCGAAGTTGAGGTGAAAAAGGTCGAGGGCCAAATGCGCATGCAGGAAATGCAGGCCAAACAACAGCTTATGCAAGCCGAAACCGCCAACAAACTCCAGCTCATGCAGGCCGAGTTGGAAATGCAAAAACAAGAACTCGCTCTCAAGGCCCAAGAACTCCAAATGAAAGAACGAGAACTCCTGCGTAAGGAACAAATCGCGGTTGCACAACATCAACGTGACCTCTTGACACCGAAACCCGCGCCTGCTACAGTGCCGGCGAGAAAGTCCCAAAATGCCGCAGTACGACGTTGAATGCACGGAATGTCGCCTTCGGGCGGTCGTTTTCCGAAAAATCGAAGAGCGCGACATGCTCCCGGTTTGCGGCTGCGGGGGAAAGGTGCAGCGCATCCTCACCGCGCCGAGGTTGGCTGGGGTGAATTTCAAGCCCTTCATCTCCCCCGGAACCGGTGAAATGGTGGAATCCCCTACAAAATGGAAAGAAGACCTCCGCAAGAGCGGGGCCATCCCTTACGAAAAAGGCATGCGAGAGGATATCGCCCGGAACAGGGCCTATGAGCAAGAAAAAGCCTTTCGCCCGATTGAGAAAGCTGTGGACGAAATCGTTCGGTCCCGGCTGGCTGTTGATAAACTGGAGATTTGACCATGCCTGCTGAAAATGAAAACATCGAATACGATGTCGAAGCCCTGGCCCGAGAGGTCACGGTGGGTCTTTTCCCCTCTGAAGGGGAAACCGCTTCGGAGGAAGTTGCCGAGCCGAAAGACCCCAACCCTGCCGCGCTTCCTGAGAATGCTTCCGATGACCCGCCCCCTGGGACTGCCGCCTTCGATACCATGCCGAAAGCCTGGAAGAAGGAAATGGAAGCCCATTGGGCGAAGCTCGACCCCGAAGTCCGCAAATACGTCAACACCCGCGAGGCGGATGTCTCTAGGGGGATTCAAATGTACCAGCAGGGCCATTCCTCGTGGAATAAGCTGCTGGAGCCGTATCAGCAGATTTTCCAAGCGTACCCGAATCTCGACCCGATTCAGCTTATGCAGGGGGTGCTGAATCAGCATCTGCAATTGGCCCGGGCGTCGCCCGAGCAAAAGCGGGAACTTGCTGCCCGCATGTTGAAGGCGTATGGGCTGGATTTCCCCGCTGCGCAGCAGATCGAGCCCCCTCAAACGAATGCCGAGCTTGAGGCCCTAAAGCAGCGCCTCGGCCAAGTCGAGGGGATGTGGCAAGCCGCCCAACGCGCTGCCCAGCAAACCTCCTACCAAAAAAGCCTGGAGGAAGTCAACGCCTTCTCCAGCGATCCCAAAAACGCCTTTTGGGATGAAGTCTCGGAGGATATTTTTGTCCTCCTGAAAAAAGGCGCGGCCAGCACCCTGCCCGAAGCCTACGAACTTGCTTGCCTGCGGAATCCCCAGGTGAGGGCGAAGATGCTACAGACGGCCAGCGCCCCCGCTGTGCCAGCAGCCCCGCCCAAAAGCAATTTCCCCAACATCAACGGAAACACGGTTGCGCCCAGGTCCAAAAAGATGACTATGGACGAAACCATTAGTTCCGTCATTTCTAAACACTATTCTCCTCATTAAGGACTTTTCAAAATGGTTTCTCCAAATGCAGTCTTCACGGAAATCGTTTCGACGACTTTCCGTAACCACTCGTCGGAAATCACCGACAACTTTACGAAGCATAATGCTCTTTACCGAAAGCTGGCGAAGGGCAACAAGGTTCGGAAAGAGTCGGGCGGTTATTCGATTGTCCAGCCTCTGGAATATGCGGCCAACGGCACCTATCAACGGTATAGTGGCTTTGATGTCCTGAACGTCTCGCAGAGTGATGTCTTCACCGCTGCGGAATTCAACTGGCGCCAAATCGCCATCAACGTCGTCTCCAGTGGTTATGAACTCCGGGTGAATGCTGGCCCTGAGCGGATTGCGAACCTCGCCAAGAGCCGCATCCGCAATGCCATCAACACCTTTGCGAATAACTTCTCGGCGGATATGTACGGGGATGGTACGCTGCCGAATCAGATTGATGGTTTGCAAAAGCTGGTGGCCGATACCGGCACGGGCACGGTTGGGGGCATTAACAGCTCCACTTGGCCGTTCTGGCAGAACGTGGTGCAATCGGCCGCTGCTCCGCTGCAAGGCGGTGGCGCTATCACCCCGTCGGGTACGGCTGGCGTGATGGAAAGCCTGATGATCCCCCTCCAAATGCGCCTCACTCGCGGGAATGACAAGCCCGATATGTGGGTTTCGTCGGATGACTATTTTGCCTTCTACGAGAACAGCCTCGTTGGGCAAAAGCGTTACGTCGATGAAAAAGAGGCGAACGGGGGTTTCATGGCCCTCCAGTTCAAGGGTGTTCCGGTGTTCTTCGACGGCGTGAGTGGCATGCCTGCCGCGCATATGTACGCGCTGAATACTAACTACATCGAACTGGTTGTCCACAGCGACGCCAACCTCACCGTCATGAGCGAAGCCAAGCCCTACAACCAAGATGCGGTTGTTGTGCCGATTCTCTGGATGGGCAATATGGTCGTCTCGAACCGCTCGCTGCAAGGCGTTCTCAAGGCTTAATTTTTTAAAGAGGTCACTAAAATGCGACTCGCTCCAACGGGTGCCGTTACCGGCTCTCTGCTGAATTTTGACGTTTCCGACGACTACACCATGACTGGTGGTGGGACTTCGGGCTATACCGGGATTGCCCCGGGGACCATCATCCAAGCCGCGCCTACTGATGGCGTCATCACCACCGCGAATGTCCCGAATTGGGGTGTTTGCGAGTTGATGTACGTTCTGAATACCAGCTCGACCACCTTCCTCCCGGGGAAGCTGGTCACTCTGGACAAGAACTTCGCCATTGCGGAACTTGCCTCGACGGCTAACCTGGGCCGGCCGGTGTATGTTACCCTGACTAACTTCAGCGCGGGGAATACCACCACGCAAGGGGGTTGGGTGCTGCGCCGGGGCGTTACTCCGGTCACGTTCTCCGTCGCGGCAACGGCTGGTTCGTTGTTTATTGGCACGGCTGGGAATGCTACGCCGACCCCCGCGGCCGGTAAGCAAATCCTGAATGCCATCACCCTGATTGCTGCGTCGGGCTCCTTCACCCGAGGCGCTACCACCTCGACGGGCTCTAGCTTCGTCAAGATGGGCACCGTTGCAGGTGTTTTCGTGGGGCAGGCCATTAGCGGCACGGGCATTCCCGCGTCGTCGGTGGTTTCCTCGATTGACCCGGGCGGCCAGGGGGTGACGATTGGCGCTGCGGTTGGCACTCCAGTGCCGGCCACCGCTTCGGGCCAAATCACTGCCACCCTCACCCACACGGGTTATGGGATTGTGCACATTGATTGCCCCTTCGCGCAGGGTCAAATCACCTAATAGGGCGTTCGGGGAAGAGGGTGCGGCTGCCCGCCGCAGTCTCCCGGTTAGGGCAGACGCCTAGAAAGCCTTCTTCCCCATTTTTCAGGAGATTTGCATGAGCACTGTGGATAATGAGCGTCCGCCTTATGTGGCTTTCGAGACGCGCGCAGTTGAAGACCGAGCGGCCTCGGTGGCCCAGGGGCATTATGTTGCAAAGGATGTGATCTTTGTGACTGTCACTCGGCCTGGAAGCCGGGATACCAGCGATTTCGTTGCGGAAGAATGGCTCAAACGGATGCAGCAGCAGGCGCAAAACGGGACCATCCCTCCGACTTGGGTTGATGCCTTCCATCAACGGTTTGAAGCGTTCAAAAAGAACGAAACCCTCCCTGAAGAGGGGACTCCGATTAAAGGCTGGCAACTAGCCTCCCCTGCGGTGCAGCAGACGCTCCTTCAGGCGGGGTTTCGCACAGTTGAAGAACTGGCCACCGCTGGCGATGCTGAAATCCGTGGCATCGGCACGGGGGCGATTACCTTCCGGGAAAAGGCCCGGGCTTGGCTAGACGAAGCCAAGACGAAGGGTGTTTCTGCGGAAAAGATTGCGGATCTAACGCAAAAAATTGCAGACCTCACTGACCTGACCCAGCGGTTGCTGGATGAGAATAAGGCCCTTCGAGAAAAGGTTGAGGCGGGCGAGTCGAAAGATGTTGCTGCCCCCTCCCGCCCAATGCCCCTCGTCCGCCCTGCTCTGATGCAAAAGGCTTAACATGGGAACCCTCTCAGTTCTTCAGATTGTCCAAGAATTCTGCGGGCTGCGGGGGCTCCCCGTGCCTTCGGCGCTTGTGGGGTCGAATGAAACCTCTGTGGTGCAGTATCGGGCGATTTTGAATGCCGTTCTGCGGGAAGCGGCGGAGAAGCCTTGGCCGGAAACGAAGGTGAGGGGGACGTTTACGACGGTAGCGACGGCCAACCAAGGGGTGCTTTCGACCCTTTTTCCGGGCTTTAGCTCTTTGGTGAAGGATACTTTTTGGCTAGACAGCGAAACCCTTCCAGTGCAGGGGCCACTGACGGATGCGACCTGGGCAACGCTGACGGCACTCGACATTAGCGGCCCGCCCTACAGTTATTGGTTGAGTGGGGGCGACCTCTATTTGACCCCTACACCTCCCGCGGGTTTGACGGCCTCTGCAATTTACCACACGGATTGGAAGTATTTCGCCGGCGCCAGCCCCCAACAGTCCATCACCCTCGACTCCAACACCTGCGTCGTCCCCGATGACGTAATGCTCGCCGGTTTCGAGGCGATTTGGCTCCAGAAAAAGGGGCTCTCTTGGCAAGCTGCGTGGAATGACTTCCAAAGCAAGCTTGCCCATTCCCTCGCGCCGACGCAGCCGACATTGCAACTTGACGCCCCTCCCAATCTCACCCGCCCGAGCATCTACATTCCCCCCGGTAACTGGAAAATCCCATGAGACTTTTCGCCGAACCCAAGGCCGATCAAGCCCGCATCGCCCGGCTTCCGCCCCCTGTTGGGGGCTTTACTACATCCAAGCCTTTCATGCAGATGAAGCCGCTTTCGGCGGTGCTGATGGAGAATTTCTATCCGTTCCCCGATCGGCTGGAAATGCGGCAGGGTTATAGCAGCCATGCGACGGGCTTCAGCGAGATTCCCCTTCGGCTGTGGAATTACGCTAGTGGGGCGAACCCTGAACGCCTCTTCGCCACGACGGACGATGGGATTTATGATATCAGCAGCCCGGGCGCGGTGGGGGCTCCCGCCGCTGTCCTGACGAATGGGAAAACTTCCGCTGTTACGATGTCCACGGGGGCGGCTTTTTACTTCATCTGCGTGAATGGGGTGGATGATCTTGTTCGCTACGATGGTTCGACTTGGACCACGGTCGCCACCTTTGGTTCCGTCAACACCGAAGACCTGTCCTACGTCGAAGTCTACCGACAGCGGCTCTTTTTCGCTATCAAAAACTCCCTCCGTATTGCCTACCTCCCCATCAACAGCATCAGCGGCTCCGCTGTGACGTATGACATGGGGGCGATTTTCCGCCAGGGCGGGGAAATCATCGCAATGGGGACTTGGACCCTAGACGGGGGCGCAGGGCCGGAGGACCAACTCGCAGTGGTTAGCTCGAAGGGAGAAATTGCCGTCTTCGCCGGTTCCGACCCGACTTCCCCCGCTTCGTGGGGTTTGAGGGGGGTTTATTTCATTGGGAAGCCCCTGGGCGAGAGGCCCCTTTACAAATACGGCGGGGATCTTCTCTTCATCAGTGAAAATGGGCTCTATCCCCTCAGTGCGGCGGTGCAGTCCTCGTCCATCGACCGGGTTCGCGCGGTGACGGAGGAAATTCGCCAATACTTCAACGACAGTGCTCGGGACTTCGGCTCGTTTGAAGGTTGGCAAGTTTTTGCCATGCCCGACATTCCCCTTCTTTTGGTAAACATCCCCTCCGAACCCAACCGGCGGCAGGTGATTATGCACGCACAAACGGGTGCGTGGGGGGTGTTGAAGGGCTGGAACGCCTATGCCTTTGCACGGGTTAACACAACTGTCTATTTCTCCTCTTCGGACACCGTTTGGCGGATTGGGGGAGCTGCGGATAATGGGGCGAATATCACCTCCACCCTTATCCAAGCCCATACGGACTTCGGCTACCCCCTCGCAAAGCAGGTGACGATGGTCCGCCCGTTCTTTGTGACGGAGGGGAATTTCAACTATACGCTGGGGGTGACGGATGATTTCCGCACCCTAGCAGCTTCGACCGCGCTGGCGAAAACGGATCTAGCCGGGACTAGTTTGTGGGGCTCTGGTGTTTGGGGCACGGCCGTTTGGGGTGGCACTTCAACCCCCCTCCAAGAATGGCAAACGATCCCTGACAAGTTTTCCGTCTTCAAAGCTTTCTACATGCAACTAACTAGCCGAGTCGCCAGCGTGCAGTATCAAGGCGTGCAACTGCAATATCTCGCCGGGGCAAACCCCCTCGACTGAGGCTTGACAACAGCCCTTTGGGCTGGTATGCTCCCCCCATTCCCTCGGGGCCTCACCCGGAGGGGTAATTTCCAGGCGACAGCACTTCCGC